ATAAATAGTATTATGGCAATAAACAAAGTAGGATCAAAAGGTATATTAGACGGGTCAGTCGCAGCGGCAGATTTTGGAGCAGGTGCTATTACTAGTGCTAAACTTGCTGACGGTGCAGTCACAAACGCAAAATTATCTAATTCATCAATCACAGTATCAGGCACATCTGTTGCATTAGGTGCTAGTGGTACATTAAATAATCAATTTGTAGATTGGCAATCTGTAATTACTGGTAATACGACTATGGTCGCTGGTAGAGGTTACTTTGTAAATACTACCGGTGGCGCTATTTCAATGACATTACCGGCGTCTGCAACTATTGGTGATCTTGTAGTAATAAAAGATTACGCAGGTACTTTTGCCACAAATAAATTAACTATTTTAAGAAACAGTCATAATATTCAAGGTGTCGCTAATGATTCACTAATAGACACTAATAGAGCTTCAATTGTTTTAGTTTATGTTGACTCTACAAAAGGTTGGTTATATACAGATGAACATAATGTAGCTGATTTACAAGGACCTACATTTGTAAATGCCACTGGTGGTACAGTTACTACATCAGGTAATGATAAAATACATTCTTTTACAGGTGACGGAAATTTTGTTGTTGCTTCAATAGGTAATCCAGGAGGTGGACCAAATTCAGTAGATTATCTAGTTGTTGCCGGAGGTGCAGGTGGAGCAATTGATAGAGGAGGTGGAGGAGGCGCAGGAGGTTATAGAACATCTTACCCAAGTCCAGCAGGTACAATTGCTGTTACAGCCCAAACATATCCAATTACAGTAGGTGGTGGAGGTAATGGTCAAACAAGTTATTCAGCTAATCCTGGAGCAGGAAGTAATTCAATATTCTCAACAATAACATCTGCAGGAGGAGGTGCTGCTGGTAACGGAGACTCTTCTCCTGGATCGGAACCAGGTCAAGCAGGAGGTTCTGGTGGTGGTGGCCACGGACAATACAATATGCCAGGTGGCGCAGGTAACACACCTCCAGTAAGTCCACCTCAAGGAAATGCCGGTGGTAATGGTATTCCAGGAGCAAATTATGGATCAGGTGGTGGTGGTGGCGCAGGTGCCGCTGGTAGTAATGGCGCACCAGGTAATGGAGGCGCAGGTGGTGTTGGATTACCTAATTCTATAATAGGATCAGCAACATTTTACGCTGGTGGTGGTGGTGGATCAGTAAGTCAACAACCAATTGGAAATCCTAGACCAGGTGGAGCTGGAGGAAATGGTGGAGGTGGCGCTGGTGGTACAGGACCAGGAACAGCTGGTGTAGCTGGCACAGCTAATACTGGTGGTGGTGGAGGAGGAGACGCTAATGCTCCTGTTAATACAGGTGGCGCTGGTGGTAAAGGAATCGTTATAATAAGATATAAATTTCAATAGGGAAACATTATAAATAGTATAAAAGAGAATTAACATGGCAATAGATAAAATTGGATCAAAAGCATTAACAGATTGTTCAGTAGTGGCAGCTGATATAGCGCCAGGAACAGTCACAGTAACTCAATTAGCGGGTAGTATCGCTAACGCAAAACTAGCAAATTCAACTGTAACTATTAATGGTACAGCAGTCGCACTAGGTGCATCTGCGTCTATTGATGCAATAGCTTGGCAATCTGTCGTTGTATCTGATGGATCAACAGTCACTACAATGGTCGCTGGAAGAGGTTACTTTATCAATAACACAAGTGCCGCAGGTATTGTAAAATTACCTGCTGGTGGAACTGCTGGTGACACTATCGCTATCAAAGATTACGCTGGTAACTTTGCCACAAACAAATTAACCATTCAAAGAAATGGTCATAATATTCAAGGTGTCGCTAATGATGGATCAATAGGAACTAACCGTGCCTCTCTTACACTAGTTTACATTGACGCCACAAAAGGTTGGTTATACACTAACGAATCAAATGTTGCTGATTTACAAAATAAACAGTATGTAGCGGCAACTGGTGGTACAACACTAACAGTAAGTGACCACAAAACACACGTTTTCACAGGTGATAGCAACTTTGTCGTATCTAACGCAGGAAATTCTGTTGGTTCAAATACAATTGAGTATCTAGTAGTTGCTGGAGGCGGTGGTGGAGCAAAAGCAGCTGGTGGTGGTGGAGGAGCCGGAGGATTTAGAACATTTATTAGTGGTGCTCCAAATCCATTAAATGCTCCTGCAGGAATTACAGCAGCAGTTCAAACTTATCCAATAACAGTTGGAGCAGCTGGAGCCGGAGGTTCTAATGGTTGTAGTTCAGGTGATGTCACTCCAGGAGCGACTTCAGTCTTTTCAACTATTACATCTGCTGGTGGTGGAAGTGGTGGTCCTAGTGGTAGTGGAGGTAATGGTGGCTCAGGTAGAGGTGGAGGATCTCCAGGAGGAGATCCAGGAGGAACAGGTAATACACCTCCTACTAGTCCTCCTCAAGGAAATAACGGTGGTCAAGGTAATCCTGGTAGTGGTCAAGGTGGCGGCGGAGGTGGTGCCGGCGCAGTTGGTGTTGCAGGTCCTTCAGGTGGAGCCGGAGGTATAGGTAGTTATATACCTGATGCATCTATTGGTCCAACAGCTCCAAGTTATGGAGAACCAGGCCCAGTCGGTTCAACAAGATATTTTGCTGGTGGTGGGGGAACAGGTCGTTATTTAAGTGGTACTGGTGGAGCTGGTGGTGTAGGTGGAGGAGGAAATGGAAAAGCTTCAAACGGCACAGGTGGTACAACTGGTTCAAATAATACAGGTGGTGGAGGTGGTGGAGGTTATCACCCAGGTAGTTTAAATGGTGCTGGAACCAGTGGTGGTAAAGGAATTGTTATATTAAGATATAAATTCCAAAATTAATACGCTTTTTTAAAAGCATTATATATATTATTATGAAAGATACTGATTATGAGATATTACCTTTTTTTCCAAAAGTTTTTTACACTAAAGATTTAAATTTAATAAATGACAAAGATTATGATAATATTCTTTTAAACTGTAAAAAACAAAAATATATTACTACAAATAAACAAAATTCAAATTCTTCTAAAGCATCTAAAAGTCAGAAAATACTTGATTTAAAAGATTTCAATAAATTAAAACAAATAATATATAACGAATTTAATTTTTTTAAAAATAATATTTTAAAATATACCAATACCAATTTTAAAATCACATCATCTTGGATTACTAAAACTGAAAAAAATAATTACTCACTACTTCACAATCATAACAATTCTATGTTTAGTGGTATATTTTATGTTAATGTCAATGAAAAACAACTTAATGTATCATTTCAAAATATTTTTAAATCATCATTTTCAATAGAACCTAAAGAATATAATATATTTAATTCATGTGAACAAAAAGTATTTGTAAAAAATAAAACATTAATTTTATTTCCAAGTGAAGTATATCATACTATTTTATCTAACGAAATGTATAATGATAGATATTCTATAGCTTTTAATATTCTTCCTACTGGTAAAATTGGCATAAACAATACTGACGAACAGGTTAATATAAACGTTGTATAAATAAAAGTGAATTAGGGAATTAAAACATGAACTTGAAAAACTATTATTATTATTTTCAATCAGCATTATCTCCTAAATTATGTGATGACATAATTAGATATGGTACAGCTCATAATTCGGAAATGGCCGTCACAGGTGGCGTTGAAAGAGAAGACGGATCAGGTCGTAAAGCTGATGGTTCTCTAAAAAAATCAGTAATCAATAACATACAAAAGAAAAGAAAATCTGATATTGTTTGGTTAAGCGATAGATGGATTTATAAAGAAGTACACCCATACATACACGAAGCAAATAAAAAAGCTGGTTGGAACTTTGATTGGGATTGGTCAGAGTCTTGTCAATTTACAAAGTATGGTGTAGGTCAATATTACGGATGGCATTGTGATAGTTGGAACCAACCATATAATAGATCAAAACAAAGAAATGAACAAGGTGTTTTACCACCAGATCATGGTAAGATAAGAAAGTTGTCTGTGACTATATCACTAAATGACCCAAGTGAATATGAAGGTGGTAATTTAGAATTTGATTTTAGAAATGACCATGACTTTGAAAGAAATAAAAAACGACCAGTAAAAGCTTGTACAGAAATAAGACCAAGAGGATCAATAATAGTATTTCCAAGTTTTGTGTGGCACAGAGTAGCGCCAGTAACTAAAGGAACAAGATACTCTTTAGTAATGTGGAATTTAGGGTACCCTTTTAGATAATGTATATATAAGTGATAGGAGAAAAAATGAAACAAGATATTATGCAAACAGATTGGTATTTTTCCACACCTGTATATTC